ACATGGGATGAGAGGAACAAAACCCAACCCATCACAGGTCACGCAAGACTTCACCTTCAGCCTACCATTACACAGCGACACGGGACACCACGCTCAGGCTCGTGCTTTGTTCGCCCACATCGAAGGCCAAACGCCACACATTGCAGAGGCTATCGTGTCAGACTCAACCTACCTCAACGACGCGGCGTTTAGTTGTGTCATTGCTCCTTATGGTTGCGACCCTTCTGATAAGGGTCTAAGGTTCTTCCTTGCCAATCCCGATGAAGGATTTGACTTTGCGCAAGTGTTTGCGGGGCCATACTGCGACGAAACCATTGACATCTACGGCGACCACGACGGCAAGTTTACCGATGTGGCTGACTTCACTGATTGGCTGTTTAAGGTCATGCAACCAAAGCACCCTATGTTCAAGGACTTTGGCATCACTCCCTTGTTCTTGATGGACCGAGAGAAGATTGAGGTGTACTTGACTCTACTGCACAAGCATGGGTTGGGATACCATATGGACGACTGCCCGTGGGATTGTCTGCGTGACGCAGACTTGACAATTTGGGAGCGCGTCTTGATTCACTACTATCACGACCAATGCATCAATTGGTGCAAAGAGAATGACGCGGATGTGCATGGCATCTGCTTGGACGTAATGGGTCACGCCTTGGAGTCATAAGGCATGGCTATAGGTACTTATTCCCATCCAATGGGCGCGGTTACCGCGCTCTTTTTTTATTGCATACATCCCGCTGTTGAGAGCCACGACTACGACGTGCCATCAACACCGATGGAAGTTGAAATCCAAAAGGTCTTTTTGACCGACGGCAAGGTCACCATAGAAGTCACCTCGTGCATTGAAGAATTGTGCGGACTTAATTTAGCAGAAATCGAAAACCAAATAACTGAGATTTATGACAGAGAGTAAAGTAGTAAGCGTGAAATTCACAGGCACTTTCAATCCGGAAGTGGGTGTGGAGTTGTACAAGTACGATTACGCAATGGAAGACGGAACGACATTGACTGCGTTCCACAAAACGAACGCCGCAGCAGTGGGCGTTGGTGAACCTGCGACCTATGAGGTCAAGAAGTCGGGCGCACGGGGCAATTCAGGTAGCGTTAGAAAACCTGGAGACTTCACGCCTCGGTCCGGAGGTGGGTCATCTCAAAAGGACGACAGAGATTGGGACCAAGTCGGAAGGCAATGGGCGGTCAATGCCGCAATCCAATTCATGACGAGTACGAGTGCAGACCCAAGCAAGATTGACCTGCCTTGGTTGGCGGGTACGGCAAAGCATATGTGGGAGATGAGCCAGGATTTTGACGCTTACTTAGAAAAGGTAAAGGAGTCAAAGCCCAAGGATGGCGAAGACCTGCCCTTCTGATGTCAGCGATAAAAAACCAAATGCACTGTGCGCAGTGCGGAGACAAGTACGGCCCCGTGAATTGCACGGGGTCATGCTTCACCGATCAGAGCAAAACAGATGACAAAACAAGAAGAAGAGGTAAGCCTGTTAGGGTACATCGATGAGGTACACGGGGGGCAAAGGGGGTTGGATAGGTATTTGGGCTTGCCATACAGGACCATCTATCGATACTACAACAAGACACCCTCCCAACTTCTCATGCATCACGTTAAATTGCGGGAGAGCATAGACTTAAACTTGCTCAGTAAATTAGTGCAGCGTCGTGAATCTGACTTATTGGCTACAAAATCTGACGATTGAAGAAGTCAAGCACCTGCGTCGGTGTTTGTTGTATAGAGTGGTTTTGCCTTACAAGGTGAAGACCCCGTCAACGTACCGAATATGGTTGCGCAAGGTCAATCAACATTTGAACGAGAGATGTCAGACAACGAAGTACGGGCTATGACCCGTCAATTTAAGGGTCTTTGGATTCCGATAGAAATCCTGGAAATGAGGGTGGGTGCTGTGGCTTGCTTTTTGTGGGCAGACATTCATTGCTTTAGTGGCAATGGACACACGTGGTTTAAGTCCAGGGCAAGAGCTGCCGATGAGTTCGGCGTAAGTGAGAGAACGATTACACGAGCTATGGGTGACTTGGTTAAGGCCAAGTTGGTAATCGAGATGAGCAATAACGGACGCACACGTCACTTTGTTGCGCGTCTGCCGGGACATATTGACGCGTCTGCCGGGACAGAAGTGTCTCATCAGCCGAGCCAAATTGTCCCGCATAGTAAACAAGAGAGTAAACCAAAGAGGAAAACAACTGAGAGTGCGCCCGCTGACCAAATTGTGGTTGAGGATTACTTTGTGTCTTTAGGCAGTTCCAATGCCGAGGCAGCAAAGTTCACGGACTACTACACGGCAAACGGATGGACGCAAGGTCGAGGCAAGCCAATCAAGGATTGGAAAGCGGCGGCCCGAAATTGGACACGCAATGAAAAATCATTTAGATCAGAAAAACGAGGGTTCAGCCCTGACAACTTTACCCCTGACGGCATCGGCAATTTCATTGCTAACGGGTAGGCGCATTCAAATCAAGCCGCGCGATGCGTGGGAGCAAGGCACAAGCGTCAGAAAGGCATTGCGGTTGGCTCCGGAAGCAACTAGGGGGTACATCCTAAAGGAGGTCGCTGGACTATGCAAGGAGATGGACATGAAGAAAACCATTGCTACAGACGATGAGTTGGAGTTTGTGTGTCGGTCCATCATTGAAGACTTTCCGACGTTGAAGGTGGAAGAAATCAAAATCGCCTTTGACCGAATACGCAAAGGAGATATGCAGCTATTTGAGCGGCTCAAGGGACCGGAGTTGTTGCAGTGCATCCGCACCTACGAGGGGGAAGTACGCGCACCAATCTTAGAGCGCATTCACCACGAGCATGGAGGCACAACAAAGGAGACTCAAAAGTGGTTGGGCAACATGGAGTACGAAATACCAGAAGACACAGGCCCGGCTCAAATTCAAGACGGGATTGGATCACGCTTGAAGCGCAAACACAATGGCTAAAAAACCATCCCGCTCTGCCGCAGTAAAAAGGGCTGACACTTGGTTTAGTCGCTTCGTGCGAAAGAGTGCCTCTATGACCAATGGTGGGGTGATGTGTTTTACCTGTGGTATGGTTGGCGATTGGAAACATGAGATGCAAGCGGGTCACTTCCAATCCAGGGCCAAGTATTCAATTCGATGGTCAGAGTTAAATGTGAAGCCGCAATGCGTCAGGTGTAACATCAGCAACGGAGGGCAGCAATACACCTTTGGAATCAGATTAGACCAAACCCACGGCGAAGGAACAGCCCAGCGATTGGTGCAGGAGGGGATGGTGCTGAAGAAGTGGACGACACAAGAAATTGTAGATATTGCAGATAGCTATAGAGAAAAATTCAATTCATTATGACAGACAAAAAGGAACAACCTGCGCCAAAGAAGCCACGTGCGCCGCGCAAAAAGAAGAGCCAGGGTTTAGGCGACACCATTGAAAAGGTCACAGAGGCCACAGGAATCAAGGCAGTAGTTAAAGCGGTATTAGGAGATGACTGTGGATGTGATGACCGGAAGGCCAAACTCAATGAGATGTTTCCATACTTGGGAGATAAGAAAATGGACGACCGACAGAAGCAAGTGTGGACTTCTGTGATTGTACCTGCACGTCGTCGAGGTCGGCTAAAGCCTGTAGAGGCAACGGCGTTGACTACGCTCTTTATGGATTTTGGCATCACTAAGCCAAAGTGGAGGCGTTGCGGATCATGTGCTACGAAAGCATTGAATGAGATGCAAGCGATATACGACGCGTCGTGCGAGACAAATTGACCTTAGCGGCTGTGCTGGATGGGTACAGCCGTCGCAAAGACCGCTCGGTCAGCATCCGTTTCCACACGCAGGAGTTGACAAGTGGCGACATAATGGAGATAGACGAGATGTGCGATTCTTTTGGAATCCTGTACTTTCGTCCTGGAGAGAAAGCCGACCGCGACGAGTTGGCACATTTAGACAAGGTTGACCTTACTGACTACGACACGAAAAAGTCGCAGTCCCAACGCCTACGCGCGGTGCTGTACAAACTGCACCAAGTGAAAGAGTCGCCTATGTCGTTTGAGGAGTTTTATCGTCAAGAGACAGAGAGAATCATAAACCACTATAAGAACAAGTTGGATGAGTAGAAAAAGCAGAGAGACATTTATGCAGCAACTCAAGGACGGCAGTTACACAAGCAAGCAAAAGGAGGTATACGCGTTAGTCGAAGCGGCAGGTGCATCGGACATTGAGCAGTTGAGGTCGGCGTGTAGCATACCTCACCAAACCCTAACCAGTAGACTATCGTCACTGATGGACATGGGTGTGATTGCGCAAGACCACGAAGACAGGTTTTGCTTAGTGCATGAGAGTCGCCATGAACATATGGCAAAGGTGCGCACGGACTTTAGGTATATGCGTTGGGTCAACAAAGGGAGGCAAGAAGGCTTCTTTGAGCGATTGGCAAACGACCATATGGAAAACCTGAACGTTCCTGCGCTATGAGGTTAGAGAAGCACTTGCGCCAAATGATTGTAGCGCAACTCACCCGGCTCACATACGAACAGAGGTTGGAGTACGTGAAAGACGCTCATGCCGAATTGGGCTATATAGATTTTATGGCTGTGATGATGGTTGCCTTAGAGCTACCTATATCGAAGGGAGGTGTCTTATCAGAGGACATACAGAAACTCACCGATCATGACCCACGGAAGTCTTTTTAGCGGGATTGGCGGCTTTGACTTGGCCGCAAGAAACGTAGGGTGGACCAATGTCTTCCACTGCGAAAAAGATGAGTTTGCGGGAAAGGTGCTGAAGCATCATTTTCCGGAAGCTGAAACATTTACAGACATAAAAGAATTTGATGCAACTCCGTTTCGAGGACGTGTACAGTGTATTTCAGGTGGATTCCCTTGTCAGCCATTTAGTGCAGCGGGAAAGCGGGCCGGGACATCCGACGATAGACATCTCTGGCCCGAAATGCTTAGAGTTATATCAGAGGTTATGCCCCGATGGGTCGTGGGCGAGAACGTTCGCGGTCTCCTTAGTTGGGGCGATGGGACTGAGGGGACAGAAGGGATGGTACTCGACGAAATTGTCTCTGACTTGGAAGGTCTCGGTTACGAAGTCTTCCCAACCATACTTCCTGCTTGCGGCGTCGAAGCCTCGCACAGACGGGACAGAATTTACGTTGTTGCTCACTCCAACCACCAAGGAGAATCCCGTGGATTTAGAGGTGTTTCAAAAACGGATGGAGAAGTACCCGAACGGGACACTCATCCCAAACCTGGCAACACAGGTGCAGCAGATGCTACCAACGCCTACAACGAAGAATGTGAGCGGGGGGGCAGTACAAGTGAACGAGAACGGGAAGCGGCAGAACAAGGGGGGAACGGAATTCAGCGCACAACTTCACGACCTGGCAAAGAGTCAGATGCTACCGACACCGACAGCAACGGACTTCAAGGGGGCGTACCCACCAACGAGCATAGACAACAACCCGGCACGGAAGAGTCTACTGAGGAACGTGTACCATATGGATCAGACGCAAGAATACGATTCCAAAGATTCCCAACTCAGCCCCCGGTTTGTGGCGGAGATGATGGGCTTCCCACCGAATTGGACGGAATCACCTTTTCTAAATGGAGAAGGGAAAGCATCAAGTGTTACGGGAACGCAATCGTCGTCCCATTAGTAGAAATGATATTTAACGCGATCAATGAACAAGAAGGGATTTTATGACCGTGACGGGCAGTTGTCACACGACTTCAAAGAGTGGGTGCTTGGCATGACCTCAGAGGTTAAATTGGATATGCTGCAAACGTGCAGAGACGGAAAGAACAAGATGTACCCGCGCCTACTGAACCTATTGGTAGGGACATCGGAAAAGTTAGGGGGAGTGCCTCATGAAGAGATAAAGACATTCTTAGAGAAGAACAGATGAAAACGACAACAGGAGAGCAACAAGATGTCATCCGAGATTTGGATGCATACAAGAGCAAGCTGAGAGAAGTCAAGGTCTTGCTGATAGAGTTAGAGGCAATGATTGCAATTGACGCATTGAACCGAGCCAGGATACATGACTGAAGACGAATACCAAATGGACAGGCTCGTGCGATATGCGCGGTGGTTGGCTTTGTATGGACACTACAGGATGATACACAGATGGAAGAAGTAAGCGAGTGTTGCGGGGCGGCTCCGGTTGGGGCAAGCCAGGACATCGGTATTTGCCCGTCGTGCCTTGAGCATTGCGAATACACAGATGAAGTATATTAGGCAAATGACAGAGATAGTTTCAATGTGCTGTGGAGCCAGACAACGGGAGGAAGAACAACACTGCCCCCTGTGCTATGACGATGCAGCTTGGGTGGACATCCACTATTACATAGCGAATAGGAATGAACCCGCTCAGTACAGCAACGCGCCATCACAAAAGGAATTGAGTGCGTGGGTCAGGCGCATCGCTTTTGGGCGCATTTGATTGTAAACAACAACGGACAGCAATGAGAAAAGACGACATCATTAACTTGCTAATCAGTGAGTATCCGCAGGTTCAAGAGGCTTTTAATTGGACCGAAGAGGTTGAGGATAGGGTCTGGGCCGAAGAACTATACGCGACAATGGACGAACTGTATGCTTCCAAACGTGCGGCCGGGATTTTGGAGGAGGCGGTAGAGACGGCTGTAACGCAGTTCATAAAGACCTTGAGCAATGAGATTAACCTATACGAGCGCAACGCTATTCGCTAATGCCATTTGAGAAAGGACAGCAATGATTATGAGGTGGACACGTCGAGATATTAGAAGCAGTTATGTAGCGACAGATGGTGCGTACACGTTTGTCGTCAGCAAAGAGGCGCAAATGGACAGGCGTGACCCGTGGTGCGCGAGTATGTACAGGGGTGACGAGTACGGAGAGTTGTTGGAAGAACAATGCTACTTGCGAACCATGCGTCAGGCGCAGGATTTATGCGAGGAGTGGAACACAGACTACTAATGCCATTTGAGAAAGGACAGAGCGGAAACCCAGCGGGCAGACCCAAGGGATCAGCGAACAAGGTGACGGCTGACAAGCGCATCCTGTTTAGGTCAATCATGGAGGGTCAGGTAGACCACATCGAAGACAGCTTAGACAGGATTAGGGAGGAGAGCGACGAGAAGTATGTCAAGGCTCTGACCGGACTGCTACCTTACTTCCTGCCCAAGCAGCAGGAGATTGAACTGAACGTAAAAGACGCACCCAAAGCCCCTACTTGGTTTGAGCAGGTGGACACGGACGCGTCTGATACGACATGGTTGGACGAAGAGGATTAACTACGCCTCTCGTGTTTGGCGAAGTGCTTCAGGTAATCCGGTCGCCCGAACGACACGATGGAGCGTCTAAACCTCAACTCCATAGCGTAGGTAGCACCCGCCCGAGGGTCGTAGCCTTTCCATTCTCCCCATTCGCTTGACAAGTTCATCCTGCGCAGGTTGTAGATGTTGCGTCGGATGGACGCTTTGAGCAATTTGAGTCTCTTCTGTTCTGTCATGACACAAGAATACACATCACTCTCGCAACCTATTTGCGAATGACAAGGAAAGAAAGGACAGCATCAAAAGCCATGTTAGAGAGTCTGCTGACGCAGAGCGGACACCAATGGTCCATTGCATCGCCAGGGCAATACAGGGTCAGTGGCATCATCTATCACTACAAGGTGATGGGATACCCAACAGGTGGGGTGTGGAACACATTCGAAAGCCATCACGCCTTTGTCAATTGGCTCAATAGGTAATGCACACATGAAGCAGCCGACCACATACTACAACGTCAAGGAATGCACGAGTCGCATCCAAGTCCATCAAGGAGGGACGAGGAGTGGCAAGAGTTTCTCAATTCTCACGGCGTTGTGTGAGTTGTGTTACGCCAACAAGGATGGGGGGTTGGTCATCACTGTGGTACGTAAGTCCTTCCCTTCCCTGCGTGGCTCAATCCTGCGTGACTTCATGGAGATACTAAACAGGGAGGATTGGTACGAGGAGGCAAACCACAACAAGACGGAGCAGACCTATTCCCTGTTTGGCAATATGTGGGAGTTCATCAGCGCAGACGACGCACAAAAAATCAGAGGGCGTAAGCGATCACTGGCGTTCCTCAATGAGGCGAACGAACTATCCTTAGAGTTCTTCCGGCAAATCAGTTTGCGGACTGTGGGCATCGATGGTGGGCCAGGAATCATCATGGACTACAACCCGTCGGATGAGTACAGCTACATCTACGACGACATCATCCCACGCGACGACGCGACCTTCTTTAAGACCACGTACAAAGACAATCCGTTCTTGGAGCCGGAGGTAATCGAGGAAATCGAAAGGTTGCGAGACACAGACGAGAACTATTGGCGCATCTATGGGTTGGGCGAAAGAGGTGTCAGCCGGGAGACCATCTTCCAAACCGAAACATATACCGAGTTACCCGATCACGCGAAGCGCGTTGCCTATGGGTTGGATTGGGGCTACACCAATGACCCGACCGCAGTGGTTGCGGTGTACGTAGATGGCGGTGACCTATACATTGATGAGTTGGTCTACTCCGGTGGCTTAACCAACCCTGACATTGCCGAGAAACTGCGGGAGCATGGCATAGCCAGGACAGACGAAATCGTCGCTGACTCAGCCGAGCCAAAGAGTATAGACGAAGTCCACCGAGAGGGGTTCAATATCAAGCCCGCTAAGAAGGGGCCGGACTCAGTGCGCATCGGTATTGACGCGATGAGGCGATACAAGCTGCACATCCACGAGGACGCGCTGAACACACAGAAGGAGTTCCGCAACTACAAGTGGAAGACAGACAAGGATGGCAGAATGCTTAACGTACCACGCGACGAATTCAATCACGCCATCGACGCGGTGCGGTATGTTTGCCTAAACAAGCTGATTCGGAAAACGGGTCAATACTATATGCAATGAAGGTCAACATTCAGATACCCGCAGACTACGACAGCATCACCATCGGTCAGTTCCAAGAGTTGGACGCAGTGTGGAACAAGAGCGAAGACCCAAGGTGGAGAGCTGTACAAGGGGTGCGCATACTTTGCAACTTGGAGCCAAGCGTAGCCCAGGGTTTAACGTTAGCGACATTGGACAAGGTCTACGAGAAGTTGGATTGGCTGATGGGGCAAAGCGAACACACGCATGACTTGATTCCTAAGATGGAGTTTGGCGGCAGGGAGTATGGGTTTATACCTGACTTTACGAAGTTGCAGCTTGGTGAGTTCATCGACTTAGAGACCTATGCAAAGCAAGGTTTCTTCGACAGCTTGCATCAAGTCATGTCCATCTTGTATAGGCCGATCAAGGAGCAACTTCGGGAACACTACACCATTGAGGCGTATGAGCCATGCGAGGCCAAGACGTTGGCGATGAAGAATGCCCCAATGAGCGTGGCGTTAGGGGCTATGGTTTTTTTTTTGAATATCGCGAACAGATTGTCCGTCGATTCAATCAGCTATTTGAAGGAGGAGGAGAAGGGTCGGCATTAGGTAACAAGTGGGGGTGGTATCAGACCCTGTATCGATTAGCAGATGGAGACATCTTGAAAATTGAACCCGTGACCCTGGTTCCAGTAGAGCAAGTCTTTACGTTCTTGTGCTACGAACAGGACACGCAAACCTCCGATAACGTCAAGGTGAATGCAAACAATAAGTGACATCAAATCAGCCTTCGAAAGGTTTGTTGACGAACATTTTCAATTGAAGCAGTTCTACACGAACTCAGTAGAGGAAATGGACATCGACAAGATGGACGTGGTGCTGTTTCCCTTTCTATATGCTCAGGTAGAAAACGCAGAGATTGGCGTAGGGTTTACCGAATTGCAATACCGCATCATTGTTGCTGACTTGGTCATCGAGCAGCAGTTGCCAAATTTAGACAATGTGTACACGGACACGCTTCTCATCATGCAGGATTGCATTGCGAGTTTCTACAACTCCGACCAATCTGTTGTGCCTGTCCAATACGGAATAGGAATGCCTGTGCAGTGCAGTCCGTTTACGGCTTCATATGACAACCTGCTTACAGGGTGGGATTGTCAACTGAATATACGTGTGCCTAACGCATTGGAATTGTGTGATATTCCTACAAGATAAATGGCCCTCTACGACCGAAAGATTCTCAAGCTGACATGGCAATCCTCAAATGAGGGAACCAAAAAGGTCAAGCTGAAAAACACAACGGACGTGTTGCACCGCATGGGCGATCAGTGGGTGCGTGGTGCGAAAAAGGCTTTGGTAGCCGGAGACAAGGTTGCCAGTGGAAGACTGAAGGAGAGCCTTGGTGTGAAGCTGAAGGTCAAGGACGACACTATCATACAAATGGCTCTGATGGGTACACCCTATGGTCCATATGTAGACCAGGGCGTACAGGGAGCCGGACCATTTACGCCACCCAAAAACCCAAGTGGGAAAAGCACCAAGCCGTACACCAACCGCGC